AAAAATGGTTCAAAGGAAATTCTTCCTCCAAACGTGTTAAAAACTGACGAGACTAATATCGAAATTAGTGGAGGAACAATAACCATTTAAAACTAGAGTATGGCATTAGATAATCATATACTTACAATTACTGAACCTACCCTTGAGCTTGATGAACTAAAATACAAAGCATATCAAGAGGAAGAAGGAGGTAGTAAAACATCACACGGTTACGGAAATGAAGCACCGCTAATTGTTATTAATGGATATACTTTTAATGATGCAGACATACAATCTATGGTAATAGATGTTGAAGGTAAAATTCCTAGCATTTCTCTTGTTATCATAGATGGACAAGCAGGCCTTATGGCCGATCAGTTTCCCAGAGACGGAGATGTAATAAATGTTAGAATAGCATCTAGACAAGTAGATACCTTTAAAGATATTAGAATAGATTTTGATATAGATTCAGTAATAGGTCCTAAACAAAACAACGTTGAGAAGGGAACTGGTGGAGCTAAATTTAGTTTAAGTGGTAAAATGAAAGTTCCAGGTTTATTTGCGGAAGATTGTAAAGCCTTTGGTAAAGGAACTTCTCTTGACCACATTGAAGCGATAGCTAATGATTTAGGTCTAGGATTAGCAACAAATATAGACTCATCTGATGATGAAATGAATTTAATTGTAGCGTACGAACCTACTATAGATATTCTTAATAATCTAGTAAAGCATTCGTATGTAGGTGAAGAATCATTCCAAACATATAATATTGACCCTTATTATTATTTAAATTATGTTGATGTTAATACGTTACTAGATTCTCCTGAAGATATTGAACTTACTTTTGCTAATCTATTAGAAAACTTTAACAATGAGAATGCAGACGGAGACCCTGAAGAGGATAAAGATGAAGGTCCTATGTTATTGTCTAATCATAGTAAGGTAGAAGGAACTAATTTTTTTGTACAGGGTTATTCAGTAAAACAGGACGCTGGAAGAGCCGCAAAAGAGAATGGATATAAAAGAGTAATGCAATATTTTGAAAATGATTCTGAAGAAAGCGTTGTTAGTTTTGAAATGGAAGCTTTAGCTAGTAAAGAGTTAAAGGATATTGAAGAGCCTCAGAAGGGTAGAAGGGGTGAAGAACACTATAAAAAAGAAATAAAGTATAAGTATGCAGGTAGAAAAAATACAGACCCTGATACTGCAAGTACACATTTAAACTATTCATTCGCTGCGATTCATAATCATCAAAACATGGTTGAATCTACTAAATGTAAGCTTTTACTAGAGCTGAATGGATTTTCACCTAACATACATCGATGGCAAAAAGTACCTGTTGCTATATTTGGAGAGACACAACAACAGGTTTTTGCGGCAGATGGTGTAAAGCAGGCGAAAGAAGAAAAAGGATTTGAAGTAAAAGACAAGGTCGATAGAGATGATGACCTCAAAGACCCTGCTGTTTTAGATGAATTTTTAAGTGGATTCTATACAGTTGGAGGAATGAAAATAGTATATAAAGCCAGAGATGAAAAGGTAAAACAAACCTTAGTACTATATAGAAGAGAATGGCCAGGTAGATTAAACAATATGGGTTAATCTTCAAAAATGAATATATAAGATATGGCAGACTTTAAAACAACGAAAGACTTTAGAAAAGGAAAGCTTAGTAACTATCCTTACCAAGACCCGACATACTTGTCGTTTGTCTTGTTATTCGATAGGTCAAACCCTGCAAGGTCTCCTTTATTCTCAGGTGAAGCTGAAAGGTGGATGCAAGAACAACTTATAGATGGTAATAATGTTAACGCTAGTAAATGGGAAGAAAAGTTAGAAGCTCTTCAGAATTTTAAGAAAGCTCTTTTTGAGATTAATTTACAATTGCCATGGACATTTCAATCATTAACCGGTTTAGATAGATTAGCCAAATATAATAAATTAAACGCATACTGGGGTGGAGATGATGCCGTAATAAGTATTGCATGTTTAGAAAGTTTAAATCTTAGTGCTACCGGCCTAATGCACTTATATAAAAAGGCGGTATGGGATGATGAAAAGTGGACTTATGTTTTACCCGCTAATTTAAGAAAATTCTCTGTAGGAATATATGTTACTGAAGTTAGACAAATAAAAAATGAGTCTAAGCCCAAGATAGGTGGCATACCTAAAGCGAATAAAGAAGGGCTAAGAGGTTTTCCAAAGAATTTTAAACCTTCTCTAGGTATAGAAAATAGTAATAGTGGAATATCAGGTTCTAAAGGCCGACCTTTCTTTTTATTTCAATTAGGATATTGTGAATGGTTATTAGATAGTGGTTCTGCGGTTTTTGCGGATTTAAGTAAAAATCCCGAGGCAGCTGTAAATACAATTGATTTTACGTATGAACAAATGTATAAGATGGATGCTAGAGTTTTAAATGGAATGATTATTGATTCTAAAAACGATGAAAGAGATGCACCTTCTTACGATCCTGAGGACCTAGAACATGGAAGTTTAAAAGACTATCTGTTATCTAAAGGAGAAGAAAAGTTAAATGAATTAGCAGAAAGAGCTGAAGGAGATTTGAGAAGAATGGGCGAAAATAAAGTTAATGAGTTAAAGCAATCAGCCTCTGATATTGTTAGAAGAAATACACCTAACTTTGAAAACATTTATCAAGATTTTGTAAAAGGTGTTGATAGTGCAACTGACCTTCCTAGCCAACAAAGAGAAGTTTCACGACAAATATCTGAAAACATTTTTACCGACAGTCTTCCACCTGGAACGTCTGTTGGGTCTGCACTTAATAATGCTGCAGCTGAATCCTTAGGAAATATACACGATGGCAACTGATAACGAACTATTAAGAGATAATTTAAGAGAGACTCATTGGCTAGGTGAGGTTATCGATAACGAAGACCCTGGTAATTTAGGAAGATGTAAGGTAAAAGTTATAGGTAAATTTGATAATTTACCAGATGATGCTATTCCATGGGCAACACCTATGAATAGAGACCACGTTGGAGCTCATTCAATTCCTAGAGTAGGTGACATTGTAGCTGTTAGATTTGACAATGGTAATCTTTATCACCCTGAGTATTGGTTTCAAGTTAATCAAAACAAAGAGTTAAAGGAAGACATCTTAGATACATCTGATGAACCACATAACGTTATTTCATTAGTATATGATGCTGAAAGAAATTTAAGAATATATCATTCTGACAAAGACGGTCTTGTAATTACAAGAGGTGAAGGCCCTAAAAAAAGACCAATAATTCAATTGGATGAAAAAGGTATTATCAAAATTTCTTCAGATGAAAAAATATTTTTAGACTCGGGAGACATCTTTATCTCAAACACGGGCGAAGGTAGTGAAGACCCATCTCAGCCTGCAGTGAGAGGTGTTTCGCTTGAAGATTGGTTAAACGCGTGGTTAGATGACTATAAAGCTCACACACATCCAACTGGAGTTGGTCCAACTGGAGCACCTTTACCACCCACCCCTATTTTTATTAGTACTGCTAAAAGTAAGCACATTGATTATCAACAAAAAAATAAATAAGAATGCCTGCACAGTGGCCTACATTCATTAAGAACGTGTCTGATCGCATGGCGAGTCAGAGTAGTATTTCTAGAGATGAGTTTGCTCTCTATGTTTCTAACGAGTATTTCAACGCGGTTAAAGGTAACGCGCAATCTCCTTATGGTGATAAGCATGTTCCAGGTATTAAACCTGTTTTAGATGCAGGCTTTGTAGAAGCCTTTGAACAAATTTATACAGAAGAAAGAATACTATTTGACGATAAACCGGATATAGCGAAATTCGCAGACTTTAATGAACCTTCTGTTGTTCCTAATTTTAAAACCGACCCGAACTGTGAAATAGAGCACTGTATAAAACAACAAGCAGGTGAGACAGTTACGTATATTGATTATAGAGAAAATGAACCATATCCTACTAGGAATCATACTTATGATAAATTTAACTACTTTTCATTTTTTCCTTCAATGTGCCCAGTTCCCTTCGAAGAAGAAGTAGACTTTACAGGTGGTATTAATATAGAAGAATTTATATTAGACAAGGTTGCTGCTGAAAATGCTTTAATCGAAGAAGCTGAAAATGAACCAAGACTATTTGCAACCATGAGTATATTTGGATTTACGGAAGATGTAAAGTATAATTTTTTATATACGCTTAATGGAGAAGAACAACCTATCACTAGTGCAGATGAGAATGGTATATTAATAGTTAGCGTGCCTGTTACACCTGGTAAATATAATTATGTTTTTAAGAGTGTTTTTGACGATGAAGAAAATTTAATAAAGAATATAGATAAAAGAGCTTCTGTAGAAATACTAGAAAAAGGAGAGCCCATAGTTATTAATGTTTTAGAAGATGAATCAGATAAGAATGAACCTACTCCTAAAATAGACCCAATAATGCTAGTAGACTTCGATACTTCTAATCCAAGGGATGAAGGTCTTTTAGACTTTATAGTAGAAAATTTAGTTGGAAGAATTTTGCTACAAAATGATGAATCTGAAAATTTTCACTGGTGGGTTAAAAGATTTGGAGGACAGGTTCATGAGGCAGGAGGATATGGCAGGTTGGTAAATAGAATTTCAGGAAGAGTAAAGGATAGAATTTTAGAGCTTCAGCAAATCGTAAATGATAAAATGTATGAAGAAGCTGTTAAAAACGATGATTGGGCTTTTCAACTACGATACATTAGAAGCAATGCTAATTCGAATAATAATCTTAACAAGAAAATAACAAACAGGTTTGACGTTAAAGAAATACGTGAAGAGTTTGCTGAAAAGTTAAATCAATATGTGTGGCAGCCTGATACGCTATTCGATATTGATATGCCGAAGTGGATGGATTACAAGTTTATCACCGCGTTTACGTATGATGAAAGACATGATGGAGTAAACTGGACTGGAAATAGAATTCCGAGAAGCGGTAATGATAGTACTGGGTTCGGAGGTTTAAGAAATGAAAGAATCACCAGGGATAAAAAGAAAAACGAACACAAGAAAGAAAGAGATAAATGGTTTAATAGGCTTACTGCATGCGTAAGTAACAAAGCTGATAGTGATGATAATGAACCTGATTCTCTAGGTAATGATGGATATATGAGAATGGCTAAGGGTATTATCGATTATTGGAAAAGTTGCGGAGTACAGCCTTTATCTAAAACACCTCCAATTCCACCATGTGCTATACCTGCTCCATTAACTGGAATATACGTTCCAATTTATTATGGTAGTCAAACGCGATTAGCTAATCATTTAAGAAGGGCATGGAATACTGGAAAAAGATTTAAAACACCAGGAGTACATAGGCCTCCTTCGACGGCAGTTGCTACTGCTGTCGCATCTGCATGTAGTTTACACTTATTAGAACTTAAATTTATTTACCTAGGTGGAATTCCAACAATAGCGGGACCGGTCCCTATGATAGGATTTATGCCCGTTGTTTTCTAAAGTTATACCTCAAAACAAGATATATAAAAAGTAATTTACAGTTTAACCTTTAAAAAAATATAAATGATTCAAGAAGTTACAGATTCCCAAGTAGAAGAATTCGATTGGGAAGCATACGAGGCAGATTGCCCGACAAAGGCCAGAAAGCCAAATCCTCACATTAAAACTCCAAAAGGAGTAAAAATCTTTTCAAGAGAACCTTACGCACAAGAACTATTTGACTTATATGAAAACCACGATAAAGAAGGTGTAGTTTTCAAAATAAAGATAGGTCAAACATACTCCGGTAAAGTATATGGTATTGACGATAACTGGGCTTCGGTTGATATTGGATTTAGAGAAAACGTTTATATTGACCTAGGTAGAGAAAGTTCTGAAATTAAAGATGCTATTGCACATGGAATGATAGTTGATGTTGAAGTAACTTCCGACAAATCTTTAAACAGAAGAGGATTTGTTGTAGGTTCTATTGGTGCCGGAATGGCAACCGCTAAATTTAATGAGATTTTAGCTTCTATCGAAGAAGGTAACACGGCCTATGTTGGTAAAGTATTAAAAATGATTCCAGGTGGAGGTTACATGGTAGACATTCAAGGAGTAGAATGCTTTATGCCAGGTTCATTAGCTGGAATTAATAAATTACACGACTTTGAATCTATTATAGGTAACGAAATGTACTTTGTACCTGTGACATATTCTCATGATAAATCGACTATCGTCGTATCTCATAGAAAATATTTACAAGCTATGATTCCTGGAGAAATTGAAAAGCTTAAAGGTGATATAGGAAATATGCAAAAAGGACATGTAACTGGAAGTGCCAAGTATGGTGTTTTCATAGAATTTAATACATGTTTAACGGGTATGATTCATGTCAATGACCTTTCTACAGATTACTTAAAGAGACATAAGAATCAAGATATAAAACCAGGAGAAGAATTAGAGTTTAAAATAAAAGATATTATCAGCAATACTAAAATAACTTTAACGCAGGTTGAAAGAGTTGAGAGAGTTAATCCATGGAATGGAGTTTCTGGTAAATACAAGACTCCTTGTAGAATAGACGGTAAAATTAAATCAGTTAAAGACTATGGGGTCTTTATCGAAATAGAAGAAGGTGTTGCTGGACTTTTACATATATCTGAACTTCCTGAAAATTCACTAAAAGAATATAAACAGGGTAATTCAGTTAACGTTGAAATATCCAGAATAGAAGAAGAAACCAGAAAAGTTTTCTTAAAGATATAAAAAATCTGCTTAGAATTTTTTCCGGTCGTATTTTTTTAGTATATTTACTAAAAGATAATTAGATTTTATTGAGAAGCTAAGCCTGGGTAACCTCCAGGCTTTCTTCTTTTTAGAGAGATATATAAACCAACTTAAGTATACATTCTAGAATGAACAACATAGAAGAAACTAAATTTCTGTCAAACGCTTTAGTCGGAGTCGAGTTTGAATTTTACTCCAACATTAGTATTGAGAAGACGGCCAAAGAGCTCGGTATCCTATTAGGTAAAGAGATTAGGGTTGAAGAAGAGGCACATAGTGATTTTGAAGTAACTGATAAGGTTTTTAAATTAGAGCCAGACATGAGTGGTGGTCGAAAACTAATGGAGCTCGTCACAGGAGCCATACCTTACCATAATGCAAGATTAATGATTATTAGAGTGTGTAAGTGGATTGAAGAAAACGGATACACTAATGACAGAAGTTCTATTCATTTAAATATTTCTTTTGACAAGAAAAAAATAGGAGACAAATACAGAATATCTAAGATGAATGTTTTAAAGTTTATTTTAGACTTTAAAGAATCTCAGATATTTAAGTTTTTTCCAGATAGAGAGAACTCTGCCTATGCAAAATCTATAAAATTTGTTTTACCTAAAAGTGATGTTTACACGTTTGACGGAAACCATATTAATGCTAATAACTTTGTTTTTCCAGATTCTAAATATTATGGAGTTAATTTTGAAAAAAGACATAAGAACTATTTAGAGTTTAGATATTTAGGAGGAAAAGATTGGGAAAAGAAAACCAGCAAGATATTACATGTTTTAGATTTATTCATATCGCAATTATGGAAGAGCACTGAAGATTCTAATTTTAATCAATTAAACGCGATAGAATTAAGAAAAATTCTTGCAAAAAATGATAGAGTAATTAAATCATTTCACAACTGGAAAGAAATAGAAAAGAAATGGAAAAACGTTGAACTTTTTGTTGACCTACAAAAAGACTCTAGAATTGTAGACCTACATTGGCCTAGCATCAGAGAAAGAGTAATGAAGTTATTTACACATGGTGGTTTAGTTTCAGGTAGAATCAACTATGACTCAGATGCTGGTAGAATTCAAGTTGAGAATGGTAGATTAGAATATTGTGTAGACATTCAAGCTTATGAATTTGTAAAGTGTTTTCTAAGAGGAGAACTCATACATTGTGATATATTTGGATGTGATGTTGAAGGTTCCGATGTAACTGAATGTAACTTCTATCAAAGTTCTCAAATAAATTCCTCTAAATTAAAGAGTTGTTATATACATAGTTCTGTCGTAGCCAAAGACTGTTATGTTTTTGGCCATGGCCAATTTAAAGGAACTATGAACGGAGGTATTTTTAGAGAAGGTACATACGATAAAAAAACAGCTAGGTTTAACGATACAGAAATGATATTATATACTGAAGCGTGAAATATTTAACTAAACAATTAAATAAATAGAGTAAATAGAAAAATAAAGTAAAGAAATGAGTAATATATTTGTAGGCGATAATAACGCTTTAAACACTCCACCCTCTTACGATAGTGAATGTTTTAATAATTTCATTAACGAATTAGCTGACGATGTTACTGGCTCATGTATGATTCCTATGAATCTTCCTAAAAAGGAGGTTCAAAATATAGTCAAAAGAGCTAAAAAGTGGTTCTATAAGAATTATGAGTACTCTGTTAAAGAGAACTTTTTAATAATTCCTAAAGAAGTATTTAAAACAAGTGCTTTTAAAAATAGTAGAAGCCTTACCCTACCTGCAATGAATACTGCAACTGGTGGTGGAGAAGTATTTTCAGTATACGGTGTACAAGAAACCGGAACTAGATATGGGGCAGGAATGGATGTTGACTTTACTTCTGGAGATTTTGCTATCGAAAGAATGATGTATCAAGGATTATATGGCGGTGCAAACCTCGTAGAAGGTGCAGAAAACCTACAGTACTATGTAGTTAATGAGTCTTACTTTGATTTGGTCAGACAAATTCTTCACAACCCTATTAGTTATGATTATAGTAGATTAACACATGAACTTAAATTTACAGGAGAAACTCCAAAAAAAGACCTTGTTTTAAATGTATACGAAACCGTTCCAGAGTGTGCATTATTCGGAGATGAAGCATTCTTTAGATATTGTGCTGCTAAAATTAAAGTTTCTCTAGGTCAGAAAATGGGTATATTCGGTTACTCGCTTCCTGGAAATATAGAAGTAAATCCGGACGCTATTTCAGGTTTAGGTGAAACAGAACTTGAAGCGGTGATTGAAGAAATAAAAGGAGATGAAGGCGTCGACTGGATGATGCATTCTTAAACAAATATATAGTTAAATGGAATTCTATATCAGAGACGTTGGTGACCCTAATTTCGATCAGAATAAACTAGAAGCAGGTTCAGAAATTGCACAGCTTTTAGCACAGATCGAAACTCTTCTTTTTACGAGAAGAGGAGATGTAATGGGTGACCCTAACTTTGGAGCAAATTTAGATGATTTGGTATATTCTTTAAGATATAATGATAGAATGATAGCGAGTACAATAGAAGACCAGTTAGAATCATACGTTCCTTTATCAAGAAAATATAACACAAGGGTAAACGTTGATTTTACAGAAGAAGTTGATAGACACTTGTTGTTTGTAAATATAGATATAGACTCTAAATACCAAGTAGGAGTTTACATATAAAATTAGAAAATAAAAATGGCAGATAAAAAATTCTTAAGTACTTCTAGAATAAGGGTCAACGAAATGATCGCTGATACCAAGGCCTATATGACTAGGGTATACAATAAAACCGGAGAGCTATTTACTACAGCTTCTCCTTTTGCACAAATCTTACAAGTTCTAAAGCAACTAACAGGTTTGGTTTTCTTCTATATTGAAGACGCTACAGTAGAGCAAAACATATTAACTGCTCAAAACCCTGAATCAATATATGGTCTTTCTAGACTTGCAGGTCACGATCCATTTAGAGGTTCATCAGCTACAGGAGAAATAAAACTTAGATTAAACACGTCAGGAGCTAATGCAATTGCCGGAGATGCTCTTAATATACCAGCTAATTGTATTATCAAGTCAAACGATAATACCTTAGATTACATCTTAAGAACTAACAACGATCAGTTTAGAATCGATAAAAGTAATTCTGAGTATGTGTTTATACCTATAATACAAGGAACTATAGAGTCTCAAACTGTTACTTCAACTGGTGAGGCATTTCAATCTTTTAATATAGTTACTAAATCTAACACTGACCATCATCATGTTAAAGTATCTGTAAACTCTGTTCCATGGACAAGGTATGATTCTTTATATGACATGAAAAAAGATACTGAAGGATTCATAGTCAAAACCGGTATTTCAGGAGGACTAGATATTTATTTTGGTAATGATGCGTTTGGAGCAATACCTGCAACAGGTTCTTCTATTGGCGTTGAGTATATAAAAACTGATGGTGCTAAAGGAAATTTAATCGGCTCAAAAGATTTAACTTTTAAATTTGACAGTGAAGGTACTGATAGCCTAGGAAACCTATACAATTTAAATGACCTTTTAGAATCTTCTTTTACAGTTACTCCAAGATTAGGTTCAGACCCTGAACAATTGGAGCTAACCAAATTAATAGCTCCACTTCAGTCTAATTCATTTGTACTTGCAAGACCTGAAAATTATGAACACTTCTTATCAAGATATGGAATGTTCTCGTATTTAGATGCATATAATACAACCGAAGACGGCTACCTAGACGACGATAATGTAATTTACTTATTTATGTTACCGGACACAAAAAGAAAACTTACAAAGGATAGAGATTATTTTAGCTTAGCTGTAGATGAATTTACGTTTTCTCAATTAGAGAAAGATGCTATTTTAGAATTAATTGAAAATTCAAATCAACAAATGGTAACAACAGAAGTTAAAATAGTTGAGCCTAGTGCTCAATATTTTAGAATGGATATTAAAGTTAGATATTTTGAAGGTTATCACAAAGAAACTCTTTCTACTCAAATTAGAAGTAAGATATCGGATTACTTGATGTCTATCACTAGAAGAGATAGACTTCCTAAATCAGATATTGTAGCGTTGCTTGAAGGAATTGAAGGAATCGATTCAGTTAATGTTAGATTCAGTTCAAAGGCCGAAGAAGATGCGAGAAGACTAGGATTTTATACAGTTGAAACCGTTAGAGTGACTCCTTCAACCCCTGTATTAGAAGACATAGGAAATGGAAAACAAAAATATGTTTTCTTTAAGAGAAATATTAAGAAGACTAGAGTATCTTTTGAATCAGGAGCTGCTTTACCAGAAGAAGTTATTAATCTAGATTCTTTTGGAGATATTATTTTAGGAAAAGAAGAAATAGCTTTATTTAGAGGTGGATGGAACGATAGAGATAATGTTTTAGTTTCTGATAGCGCTGCTATTGGAGAAATGGCTGCTTTGTCTATTTATTTTGATGAGCCTGCAATTCCTAATACAGTGTTTACTAAGATACAGGCTAAAAACAGAAACCTTCTATAATGGCAGATTTACACACTAACTTATTTAAGGTAAGAAGAAAAAGAACCTATGACGCAAGGAAAACTGCAGTAGATAATAGAAAGAACTTAGGTAACGATTACACAGAGAACGCTGTAAAGAATTCCATTTCTTCTTATATTTTTAGAAACAAATATATGAATGACTTTGTTACATTAATTCAATTTGTAATTAGCGATTTAGTAGATGCTGTTACAACATTAAAATTACATAAGTCATACACACATAACAAAAGAGATAAAAAGGTTAGATAATGGCCAAGTACGAAAATTTAAAATTCTTTGATAGTCAGTCTAACGACTTAAACATGTCATACGATTCAGTCGCTGAAAAGTGGACAGGGAATGTGTATTTACCTGAAGTTTCTGCCGGCTTATTCGAGACAACTACTATTTATATACTAGAAGAAGTAGAGGGTACTTTGGGTCAAACAGGATATGTTAACCCTATCTCTGAAAATGGAAATTCAGTTAAATTTAGATTTAATTTTACTAATGAATACGGTTCTTCTGATGACGTATATTTATATAAAGCTGAAAGCAGAGATTCTAAATTTTATGTTAAAAGAATAGAACACTTCGATGCAGATTTACAAGATGCATCAGTCTCTTCATCCGTTTCAAATGGAATAAAGGTAATTTCATCAAAGCCTAAAACAATACCAATGAGTTGTAATGTTACTCTTTCTAGTCAGGTTGAAGATTATCACAGTAGAATTTTACAGATTCATGAAAGAGTTGGTGATGTAAATACTCATCTAGTGGCAGAAATCAGAATATACGGAGAGGTTGAAGGTGAAGATGAAAGATTAAAAGACCTATTAACTAACATAGGTATGAATTTAGAAGAAGCTGACTATTTACTTTTTAAAAGGTCAGACGTAAAAGAACTTTCTCCTAACTATCATATAATTAATGAAAAAAGAAGAGAACTTCTTTTAGAAGCTAGCCAAATAAAATCTTTTATAGGAACGTATAAAGCTCTTTTAAATGCAATAAAGTTTTATGGATATGATAACCTAACTCTAAAGGAGTATTGGTTAAATATCAATGAACAAGCTGAGAGTTTTGGAAAACTGATAGCGGTTGCGGTTCCTAATCAAGAAATTAAAGGCTTCTTAGCGGCAAAAAATATAGATAAGGAGCTTCCTAACTCTAATCATAAAAAGACATCTAGATTCTCTTTAGTTTATAGGCTTAATAATTTTAATGGAGAATATGACAAGTATGACCTTCCACAAGTAGAAGAAGTATTTGATTTTTCACCAGATGAAATTTTAATAAAGTTATATGGGTTAAAAAACAAGCTTCAAAAATACTATCTACCTCTACAAGCTAAGATTATAGATATTACAGGTGAAGGAGATTACTTTACAAGAGTTAATACTAGGGTATTTGACAATCAACAGAAGATAGAGGATATTGATGAAGGAGTTAGGGTTGCTTATGAAGTTACACCCGACATTAGAAGAGTATTTGTAGAAGATTTAAGAAAGGTTGATTATAGATTAACAGGGTTAGGTCAAGATTTTGATGCTTTGATTATATCGAACGATAAACAAGCAGTAATGGATAACATAGACGGCTTTTACGGTTCGTATTATGATACTGACATGAATTCGTTTCAAACCCTAGATGGAATTCCTATCGGAGCTCCAATAAATTTAAAAGCAAACTCAATACCTCAAACATGGGATTCAGCAGACTTTACATTTTTAGATGTTGAAGAGAGTGGAGACGATTTACACTGGAATAACTGGTGGTACAGAAACATATATGAAGTTGAATGGGTTATTACAGGTCCTAATAATTATTCTAAAATTCTAAGAGGTCCGATCGCATATTATTATGAAGTTCCTATAGTTTTACCTTATCATGGAACATATAATGTAGAATTAGCTTTTCATGATTTATTTAATGTTAGAAGTGTAGATAGAAAACCACAGTCTATTATAGTATCTCAAAAAGAAGTTGAGATTTACGGAGTATATGAAAAGATTTATCCACAATTATCATGGAGAGACTATAAAACTCCTTGGGAAATTTCAGGTTCATCTTGGGATTGGGCTCATGAAAATAGAGAAGAGGTTAGAGACGTAATCGGAACATACTATTTAACATTGAATAGGGCAAACTATTTACATGGTATAGAAAATGGATTTCAGTTCTCTATGGTTAGAAGATATTTAGACCCATCCTCACCAACAGGATATTCAGAAACACCTGGACCATATCAATGGAGAAACTTAAGAACACATCAATGGAACGATGGTGACCAAGTTAGTTGGGAAATGACAAGAGTTGGCGCAGATATTAACTCATCATTTAAAATAGATTTAAGAGTAGACCAAGGACATACTGGAAATGGAGAACTTATATTAACATGGGTAGACCCATCAGACAATCTAGTTCAAACAGACTCATATACCATAACCTCCGCATATCCTGCTGACTCATCTGATTTAAATGGATGGCAAGCAATTGCAGATGAACTAAATGCTTTAACGGCAGAAGACCATCCTAGGCTTTCTAGATTTAATTACAACCCCGTTTTCGTTGATGTTGATGGAACTGTAGTTTCTGGTTATACGCTTGGACAAGACACATGTGAATTTATATTAGCGGTTGCTGAGGAACCTGGAAGAAATTATGACTTCACGGATATTCAAATATCAGATGGCTCTATTAGCGGAGAACAACAATATACAAGCTATAATCCATCTTTTGAAAACTTAAATATCTTAAGAGACCATGAAACTGTAAAAATGTTGAATCATTTAACATTTTCATATGATTTAACTAATATGCCCGGTATAATAAAACAAGTGTGGACTTTAATAAATAATAGTCTAGATGAAAAAGATATATACTACAACAATCAGTGGCTGACTTATTTGTTTGAGAACAAGGGTGACTATACAATAAAGCTAGAATTGACTGATTCTAATGGAAATAAAAATGTAACAACAAAAAACATCTTAACAATAAATTAAAAAGAAATGGCAAGTATTACAACAATTAATGGAACAGATAGTCTTTCAACTTCGAGAGTAGTTATCAATGATAACTTTAGTGCTCTTGATAGCGGACTGGATGGAATCACGGCCCTATTAGATACAACTGGGCAAAACTTAACTTTATCTGGCTCAATGACAGGTTCAAGTTTAACTTTAACAGCGAGCAACACTAACAGATTTGTTGTTAGTTCAACTCAAATAGTTAACAGTTTACCAGCTACGTTTGAAGGCCAGCTTATTATAGAAGACGGTATCAGATACTCTACAGTATCTCCAACTATTTTACCTGCTGCAAACAGCTATGAATATAGCACCTTTATATTAAGCTCTACTACTTTTAGTGGAACTAACGTATTGGCTGCAGGCGATGAAGGTCAAGAAATTACCTTAATAGCAAGTGGAGGTGGCGTTGATATTGACCACAATAATATTGCTGGAGTTACAGCACTTATTAGTATGGCTGATAACGGAACGTTAACACTTAGGTATATAGGAGCATCTTGGTATGTTATTTCATTCGCTAATACGACAGTAACTTATTAAAAAATATAAAGCTAACTAAATGGCAACACCACTAGTAAGGATTCCACAGGAACAAGGCGGTACATTATATGCATTCGCTAGTGCTGCAAGAGATTTAACCAGGGCATATTACAATCCTGATATAAACTTTGAATTTTCAAAGTTTGCTCTTTTAGATATTCCTGTAGTATCTGAGCCGGCCCAAGGCTCTACAAATAACTACATTCAGTTTGACAACCTATTTGAAGGAGGACCGGTTGCGCAAAACCAATCTGCGCCATCATACGATCCTACAGTCCCGGATGATTCTGCGAATCGCCATTTCGCGCAGACATTCCAAAACTACGCGTTAAATCTTGAAAATTATATTCTTACTGACGACGATTTTGATTCTACTGTATACACAAGCGATGCTGAAAAGATATTTTTTAAATATCTTAATCACCTGGGTGCATTTAGAGTTAGAACCGCCACTTCACAAGAAGTAGCAACAGGTTATTCAAGGGTTATTGAAGAAGATGATTCTGTGTTAACCGGAAGTGAATACAGCCAGGTTGTAAAATACCTTGGAGAAATAGATGTAACCAACGATAAGAATTATGGTGGTGAAGTATTTAGTGAGATATTTATCAACGTCCCTTCTAATGTAGGATATACTCCTGAAATTCTATTTAAAGCAGCCGACTTTAATACTACAACGAGTTCATATCAACCTACTGGCAACTTTATTAATGGAAGAGATAATCAAACACATCCTGACCCTAATATAAATTTAGACCCACTAGCGGATAATAATCAAGGTACTCTCAATGTAGATGAGACACAAGTTTATAGTTATGGAATTGAGTGGGACCCTGCTTATTACGCAAAAATAGATAACGATCCCTCTTTAAACAATATGTTAGAGTGGTCTAGAAGAGGTGGTGATTTTAGATTTAATGCTATTGCGGTTTACTATGACTTATATTCTAAGTCTAACGCAGGAAATAGAGCAACAAACTTATATGGAATAATTATATTAGACCAGTGGAAATATGATTCAGGTTCTACTGGATGGTATATTCCTGAACTATCTAAATTTAAGCCTAATGAAATTACAGGTTTAAATGGAAATGCTTTTGCATTAAAATTAAATCTTAAGTTTAATTCTTCACTTGACAATGTCGGTGTTGAGAAAAACATTAATGATTACACTACATTCTCAATGGACGTATTCTTTGATACTACGTCAGCTCTTGAAAATGCTACTGAAATTTTAAAAAGTGCAAACAACAGATACAGTAAGATTGCCGAAAGATTAGACAATCTGGAAAATGTAATTCTCACATCTTCACAACTACAGAATCTAAATACTAGAATGGATGAAATAGAAGAAGACGTTCAGAATGCATCTCTTAATTTAAAGAGCCCATCATCTTTACTAGAATTAATTACATCAGTTAACGGTAGAGTAAATGACGTTATATCAGGTACAATACCTACTTCTGTACAATACAATACAGACGTTATTAAACAGGGTGCAGGTGTATTATTAGAAAAATCTAATCAAAAATTAAAACTGACAAACACAGGTGGTGTATATTCTATGAGCGAGTTATTTTCAATAGACCTAGTATCTAAAGTGATTAGCCCTACTGAAATTACTTCAGCCACTCCATTTAATCCTGTCACTGCTTCTGTAAATGGAATCTGGGCAAGATTAAAGAATTTTGAAAACTTACTTAGAATCAACATAGATAGTGGAGATATACCAAGTGGTTCTAATCTGAATATATACTTAGATGATAGTGTAGTTTCTTTCAAAAAAGGACAAGTTGTAAAACTTTCTTTTAAGACCGAACTACCTAACATGTCTGGAAAGACAATAAGAGTTTGGACCGATAAAATCGGTGGTTGGGTTATGAAACATGAAATTTCAGGAGCACAACTTTTAAGTAACAAACCTTACATCGAACTAATTTGTATCGATGAAACAAATAAAACGTTAGAATCTGACATTATTAGATAAACATGAGCGCTAGCAATTCTATATCACATCTACTCGAACAATTCTTAGAATTAAACACTAATTCCTTAGAAACATTTGAACGCATTAACGAAGCTATAACTACTGATAAACAAACAGTAACTATTAATATATTTGACGATGCCAAGGGAGAACTTAGACCTATCCAAATCCCTGCCTTCGGGTATCTAAAAAGAGAGGTAGAAAGATTAGATAAGAATGTGAAAGCTATTTCAGGCTTAGATAATAATTCAGTTAACATTAGATTAAAGGATGGTTCTTTTAAAAGAATACATACTGCGAAATTAAAGTCGCCAGCAAAGGATATAAAGAACCTAGCGGCTCCTGTAAACTTTAGTACTAAATTAAATGAGTTTTTTGAGGATTTCTTAAATCCTTTATTAACTATTAACTTAGACGTAACTGGACAGATTCCTGTAGAAACTGAAAGAGTTTATCTAGAGAGATTTATATTTGATAGTAATGATTTAGCAACGTCAACTGCATTTGAAGAAGCCTACAAAGGTGAAAGCGAATTAGATTACACTGCTTTTAAAAATGAAATAGCGGAAAACAATTACAAATATCACGTAGACAGTGAAGTTGTAGATATGCCGATGAGAGAGGTTCAATATAAAGGAGCCTTTGATGTAATTAACATATCTAACGAGCAAAAATCTCAAGTAGTAGACGGTGTTACTAATACTAAGAGTATAAAATTATTTACATTGAATAAGCTTACATATTCTGATTCTTCAAAGTCTATGAAAGACACTGAGGTTTTAAGAGTAGGAGATTCACTTGTAGTAAACAGTGGAAACTATAACACAAGATATGAAATCATTTCAATTGATAACTCTACATTACAAGTTGAGTTAAAATTAATAGAAGGATTTGAAAATATAAAAATAGGTTCGGAGTCTTTAATTGTTCATAAAGGAATAGATTCTAATCTAGAAATAGAAGTTAAAATAGGTTACAATGAGCGTCAAGTAGTTTTTATTAAAGCTATTGACCCTGTTTCTAAATTACCTTCAAATGAATATTCTCCAGGTATTGGATTTTATTCTAACGAATTAACTATCGTGTTAGATGACGGAAGTACACAGAGTTTAGCAATGTACTATAAAGATTCAGTTGCTGATTTTGGACAATTTATCAAATCATTAAAGGTGGATTATATACCACCTGCTTCTGAAGGAATTGAACCAGATTCACCTGTCTTAAACTCTGCAAACTTTAAGGTAGTACAAATTAACAAACACTTAACGGATAATACTACAACTGAACAAATAAAACAGTTGAAGTCTGATAAAACATCGGCCGAGCAACAGCTTGTAAAATTAGACAGTACTATTAGAAAGAAGAGAGCTCTTTTTAACACTAAGAAATTTCAATCTAAAATTGAAAAAGACAATTTAAGAAGTGAACTGTCATCTCTAGTTTCTCAAAGAGAGTCTGAGACCAAGTTCTACTCATCAGCGGTAACACAAATAAAATCAACTTCACAATCAACCGATATTGCTAAAATTTCTCCTAAATTCAGAGTAAGAGGTTTTTGGTCTATTCCTGAATCTAAAGATGTAGGAGAAGGTATTTCACAAGAAGTTGTACAATTTAAGATTAGATACAGATACGTTTCAACATCTGGAAAAACTTCACAGGTTGAACAAATCAATTTTGAAGATTCTATAAATGACACTAGTAAAACAGCGGCCTTTTCAAACTGGGTTGAAGTTGAAGGACCAGTTAGAAAAAGAAAGATATTAGACAACGGGAGATATAGCTGGGTTTTAGAGAGTGAAGAAGACGCACAAGCAATAAACTTTAACTCTTTAGATATTTCTATTAATAGCGGTGAAGTAGTTGAAATCATGGTAAAATCTTTATCAGAAGCTGGATTCCCTGCAAACCCTATTGAATCTGAATGGTCAGACATTATTAAAGTTGAATTCCCGGATGGAGAATTAAATACTGACGGAATTGGTGAACTTTTAACTCAAAATGAATTAGATAATTTAAAAGTAGAATTAAGAGCTGATTTAGAAGCAGAGGGCTTGTTTACACACCTTGCGGACGGATTCTCTTCTAATGAAACTTACTTTGCACATAATGCTGTTAATCTTGCTTCAGGATTTTTAACAGGTGAACAATCACCTATTTCAGTGTATGATAAACTTACTGAAATGCAAGCTACTATAGATAGATTAACGGCTGCTATAACAGGTGCCGTTGGAGAGTTACAAGTTTCGATTGTAGATGAAGATGGAAATGAGAGAAGAGTTAAAAACAACTCTACTATTAAATTATTTGCAGGATACTATGTAGATGAATTACCTGCAACTGATAAAAAAGGATTTATTGTAACTAAGAACTATAAGATTGAGTTATCAAACACTAAGTCAACCGCTTTAGAATTAGTTTCAAAATTAGTAGGAGATATTACACAACCTGCATTTATTTCTAGTACTAGTACTGCATTCGGTTTAGGAACCGGAACTATAGATTCTACGGTGGCAGATAATACATATTATACGACTGAAGGAAAATATGATTTAGTTCCTGTTGGTTATCAAAACATAGATGCTGCACAAGCATCTGCTAATACGTATTTTAATTCTATTCCTAATCAATCAACTCAATTAAATGGTCAGTTTATCTACTCAAGATTTAAGAATGTAGCAAACAGTGAAGCAAACTATGTCGAGACTGATGTACATGCTGGAGATGAAACAGGATATGACATTTATGAATATGGTCTAAGTTACAATTCATGTACACCTGAAAACGATGGAACTAAAGACTGGTCCGATAGTAACAACATTACTACACAAACCTACACTGATTCATCAGGTCAAAATGAATATATTTGGAATGGAGAGTATCAACCTATAACAGGTAATTCTGCTCCTTATTCAGGAGGTGAACCAAAATTAACCAAATTGAATACGGTTACTGCAACTGCTTATGATAACGGTATATTTTTACATGCAGACCACCCGTTAATTAACTCACACATAGCTGAAGTAGAATCTACTGGAAATGCTGGACTTAGCTCTTTAGATATTCAAAGTAATGGTATGGTAGGTTTTGCTAAAACTGCACCGAAAAGAGCTAATGATGTAGATGGTAAAAAACAAACCCCTTTAAGAATAATTAATAATATAGATAATACAGGTTCAGAAAGTATTAGAAAAACTATTAAGCAAGGGTTTGAAGCTAACGATCAATACTTATTAGGTGGTAAATCATGTGGTTCTTTCTTATACTTGGCACCTATTAATACTTCATCGATTGTAGTTGATGCTAATAATAAGTTTGGTAAAAAGAGAATTAATGCTGGAGATGGTAATTCAATTTCAGTAGACATGGTTTTCCAATATAGAATGACAGACTATAATTCAGAAGGTTCAACTGGAAATGGCCGAGTAGGCGGTGTTGTATCTAACTTCTTTACAAATCTGACATATTCTAAGAAAATAGGAATTGACTTAATAGATTCTTTTAGTAATGCATTCTCATTTGATGTAGAAGTGTTTGCAAAATACAGAGCAACTGGAAGAAATGTTAATTCTATTACAAGTAGACAACTTTCAAGATTTAGATTAACCGGCCCAATGGGCTTAGGATACAGAAGCTTTATTGACGGTGAATATGACTTTAGTAGCGACATTCAGTACAACTTAAGATATTTCCAATAGGTTTTGGTTATACAAATGTTGATATATAGCTAAAACCAAAAATAGGTCCGATTAATGGCTGCTACAAATTTACAATCCCAAAACAATTTAGTAGAAAATAAATCATTCGCAATTTTAAGGGCTAACCCAAAGCTTAGTACAAACACTAAATTGGTAGTTGATTCTTCTAACGATATTTATTTAAGTTCATTCAAGGCTAACAGAACCTTGTCTAGGGCAGAGTATCAGAAGTTCGAATTGAAGGAAAGCGGAAACTATTCTCGAGATATTGCTAGGTTTTTTAATAAAATATCAAAAGACGATAGGTATCAGGTTTCCAGAAAAAATAATGATTTAACAGTATATTCTGACTATGCATCTCAATACGAGAATCAATATACGTACGGAGCTTCTTTTAATTCTACTAAATTATATGATGAGCAATATAAAATCTTAGCACCTATGTGGTTAGATAAGGTTATGCCTAGCAAGTTTATAGTTTACAGGGTTGAAGGAGTTGACTATGAAGAAAGGTATGACAAGGGTATAGCTGGTCAGAATTCTAGAATTTTAGACCTTTTAAAAGATGCAACTATTGTTAAGACCTTTGATTTAAAGGATTCAAAAGTAGGAAGTTATCTAGATAATCACGTAAATAACCCTTTATTTCCATCTTCTCCTTTGAGTTTCTCATTTGAAGAAGATGAGCCATGTATGTATAGAGGCATTGATGTCGTCAAAGGTGGCTTTGTGAGTAAACCTGAATATTTAGAAGATGAATTTTATAGAAAAGACTCTTTAGAAATTTTAAGTAATGAATTAATTACTGAGGGTTTTAAAAGAAATGGAATTGCAATAGCCAACTTAATGAATCTAGAATTTTTATTCGACGATTCAACGGCAACGGACTATAAAGTTTATAGATACTTCGGATTATATGTCGATGATATAAAGGAAGGTTCTTTTGATTGTATAGGTGTTAATAGATCGGGTGTAATTCAAATAGAAAAAGACAGTTATACTACGGTATATCCTTTACCAATAGGCTTAAAGGAAAGAGACATGTTTATCTCAACTGATGAAACTACAAAACCTATCCTATCGTATATAAAAAATAAAGATGGTAAGTTATTTCATGTCAAGAATTTAACTAAGTTTAAACCGGACTCTATTCCTGTTTCGTTAAATAGCGCCGAAGATATTAAAACATTTGAAGGTTTAGCTAAATCAAAAATTAATTTACCTTGTTTGCCCGAAAAACCAGCAACTAAAGGATTTATACAGCTAGATGTAATCGCTGTTCCTAATCATAATGATAGGTTTTTTATACTAGATAAGTCAGAATTAGAGATTGAAGAATATAATTTAGGTAATTTCACAATCGTTGCAGACCAATCTTTACCAGCTGGTACTCATTCTACATATAGATTTTCAAATCAAGGTAGTCTGGAGATGATTGCGGTTGCTATATCAAAGGCAATTCAAGAGGGCCAAATCATGATGTACGATACTATGGTAAATGGAACCTTAGTGACAATAAAAGATTACGGTATAGGTAGCGATAGAAATAAGACTGCCCTGGGAATTTTAAGTGCAAATATAGTTGACTTTTTAGAGATTAAAACGGGTGTATCAAATGACATCGGTTTAAATCAAGTGGCTATACCTTCTAGTACAAATACTGTGTTTTCGGATTGGAATATCTTTACAATGACAGGTGGTTCACAACAGGGTCAAGCTCTTTTAGTTGCTGATATTGATTTGCCTAAAGTTTCAGTCGGACAAAGCGTAAAAATTCCTAAGTCTAATAAGTTCATAAAAATAATCTCTATAGTTAGCGATCCTGAAAGGCCAGGATTTAATAGAGTTGTTTTTAATAAACAAACTAAGTTAGCAAGTGATAATGTAATAGAACTCTATGAAGATTACAGTGTTGAATTTGGTAAATTTTCAGTATATGATTTTAAAGATTTTGATTATGACTTTTATGACACTACATACTCAGACCCAGGTGAACTACAATACGAAGAAGAAGCGTTATTTGAATTTTTAAATGATGTATTAGAAGTTGAAGACCCTGACACTGAAGAAATAGGAGCCTCTAAAATTAGTTCTGAATATGACCGACTTCATGAAAATCAATTAAAACAAACTTCTCTTACAAGTAGAGTAGTTCCCTGTATTTCTAAATTTGCACTGAAAGATTCTACTAATGCAAGAAATTTAAATTATCTTCTAACTGCAAGTGAGGCGTTTGGAGTAGACAATATGTCGCCTTCAGTAGATGATGATGAAGGTAGAAAGTTTGAATCTCTTAATATGGAATATTTTCATATAAATAAGTTTCCTAAAAAAGCTGAATATAATGCTACAGATGACGTTAAAAAAGATTTAAATAGT